AAAATATTAGACATCAGCAGACTTTCTGGAGACGATCTTAATGCAATTGAACGAGTTCTTGAGCACGCTGTCATTGACGGAGATCAGAGCGGAGAAGATGAGACGCTCACTGAAGGAGTTTACCAAGAGCTCATGGCCGACGATTGAGCCAGGATCTGACTTCAATGACAACTGGCACATTGATGCAATATCTGAGCATTTGCAGGCTGTTGTTGAGGGTGACATCAAGCGTTTGATCATCAACATCCCTCCGAGACACATGAAGTCAATCTCAGTTGCGGTCACGATGCCAGCTTGGACTTGGACGTTCGCTCCTGCCAAGAAATTCCTTTATGCGTCTTATGCGTCTGGACTCTCGATCCGAGACAGTGTTAAGTGTCGACGGTTGATTGACAGCCCATGGTACAAGAATCATTTTGGTGAGGCTTTCCGGCTGACTGGTGACCAGAACCAGAAACAACGGTTTGAGAACGACCACACTGGCCAAAGGATCGCAACCTCTGTGGATGGTGCCTTGACTGGGGAGGGTGGCGACATAATCGTGATTGATGACCCACACAATGTTCGGGAGGCAGATTCGATGGCCGTCCGAGAGGGAGTTTTGGAGTGGTGGGACCAAGCCATGCAGTCACGTTTCAATGATCCCAAGACTGGTGCTTTTGTCGTGATAATGCAAAGAGTGCACGAGGGAGACTTGACAGGGCACATATTGGCCAATGAGATTGGTGATGAATGGGATCATTTGTGCTTGCCAGCCCGATATGAGATCGGCCACCCGACCAAGACCAGATCCAGCTTAGGATTCACAGACCCACGCACTAAGGAAGGAGAGCTTCTCTGGCCAAACCGGATCGACGACAAAACTCTTTCCAATCTTGAGAGAAGCCTCGGGTCATATGCTTCAGCCGGACAGCTGCAACAAAGGCCAGCCCCAAAAGGTGGTGGGATCTTGAAATCAGAGTGGTGGGTTCCATGGGAAGGCGATGAGCTTCCAGAGATTGAATATGTTTTGCAGTCTTGGGACACAGCATTCAGCATCAAAGAGAAATCATCTTATTCCGCTCGCACGACGTGGGGAGTCTTCCGGCACAGGGGAGCGATGTGTGCTATGGTGCTTGAGGCTTGGTGGGATCGTGTTACTTACCCAGAGCTGCGGAAGATCGCACAAGAGTCATATGAAGAGTACGACCCAGACGCTGTGTTGATCGAGAAGAAGGCTTCTGGCCAGAGTTTGCTGCAAGATTTGCGCATGGCTGGTGTCCCCGTAATTGAGTATTCTCCGGACAGAGACAAGCAAGCTCGTGCCCATGCAAGCTCCGCATTATTGGAGGATGGAAGAATTTACTTTCCAAAAGGCAAGAAGTGGGCTAAAAATTTAATTGATATCTGTGCTGCATTCCCAGCAGTTGAGAATGACGACATAGTTGACACGTGCACGCAAGCGTGGTTGAGATTGCGCAAAGGCTGGTTTGTCACCCATTCAGGTGATTACGAAGATGATGACGAGCCCATGAGGAAAAGGTTGACGATGTATGGCTGAACCTGTTATTCCATTTGCAGAAGGCTCCCCGCCTGATGACCTTCGGGTTGAGACTTTGCCGGATGGGGATGTTTTGATTGGTGATCCGGTCTTGGACGCCATTGAAGAGTCTGACAGCAACTTCGATGCAAACTTAGCAGAGGACATTGACGAAAAGCAGTCGTCCCGCAAAGCTGGCACCCTCACAGGTTATTTTGAGAATGACGAGTCAGCTCGTTCCGAGTGGAAAGAACGCTACAAACAAGGCTTGTTGACGCTCGACCCAGAAGGTGGCATGGACGAGAACGAAGAAGAGCGAGCCATTCGTGGCCTCAGCACAGTCGTCCATCCGCTGATCGCAGAAGCTGCCACGCAGTTCAACGCCAAAGCCATCGCAGAGCTTTACCCAGCTGGCGGTCCAGTCAAGACCACCATCATTGGCGAGCCAAACGAAGAAACTGAAGATCAAGCTCGTCGTGTCAAGGAATTCATGAATTACCAAATCATGGAGCAGATGCCGGAATATTTCCCAGACCTTGACCAAATGTTGTTTCACCTGCCACTGGTTGGCCAGACGTTCAAAAAGGTTTGGTGGGATGCCAACCTCAATCGCCAATGCAGCCAGTTTGTCAAAGCTGAAGATTTTGTTGTTGCACCAGAGAGCAAAGATCTTCACACTTCCCCACGATACACCCACATCATCAAAATGCCCAAAAACGACTACAACAGGTATGTCGCGGCTGGTTGGTATTTGCCTTCGGAATACACTGGGGACAGTTATGATGATGATGATGGCTACACCACGCAGCGGATCGAAGGCATAGACAAAGACGACGACTCTGACGACGATGTCATGACTCTTTTGGAGATGCATTGTTACGAGGCTTTTGAGGGCATAGACGGGATTGAGGACGAAGAGTCTGAGAACCTTGTCATGTTGCCTTACGTCATTACCATTGACTATGACTCTGAGAAGATCGTCGCCATCCGCAGGAACTGGGACGAGAACGACGAGGACAAAAAGCGCAGAGACTGGTTCGTAAGCTACAAGTTCTTGCCTGGATTGGGATTCTACGGTTTCGGTTTGTATCACATGATCGGCGGTCTGGGCAGAGCAGCCACAGGCTCGTTGCGTGCACTTTTGGACTCCGCAGCTTTTGCGAACATGCAAGGTGGCTTCAAGCTGAAGGGCAGAGTCAGCGGTGGTGAGATTGATGTCAATCCTGGAGAGTTCGTTGATCTGGACGCGACGGTGGATGACGTCAACAAAGCAATCATGCCATTGCCGTTCAAAGAGCCAAGCCAATCGTTGTTCAACCTTTTGGGGTTCATCGTCCAAGCTGGCCAGAGGTTCGCTTCGACTTCTGACCTCAATGTTGGAGACGTCAACCCGAATGCACCCGTCGGGTCAACTGTCGCTCTGATTGAGCAAGGCTCCAAAGCATTCAGCGCAATCCACAAACGTCTGCATTATTCCCAAGGCCAAGAGTTCAAGTTGCTGGCCAAACTGAATGCAGAGCACCTCGAGGAGTCTTTCCAGTTTTCGGTTGCTGGTTCCAGCGAGACAGTCTTTGCGACTGACTTCGACGATCGTGTCGACATCATTCCGGTTTCTGACCCCAACATATTCAGCACTGCCCAGAGAATCGCTCAGGCTCAAGCAATCTTGCAAATGGCTCAGTCAGCTCCGCAGCTGCACGATCTTTACGAAGCATACAAACGAATGTATGAGGCCATCAGAATCCCGAACATTGATGAGATTTTGATCAAGCCAGAAGAAGCTCCGAGGACAGACCCAATCGACGAGAACATGTCGATCATGTATGGCAAGCCAATCAAGGCTTTCCCAGAGCAAGATCACGAAGCCCACATTGCGGTGCACATTCAATTCATGCAAGATCCGTCTTTGGCTGGCAACCCAGCAGCCCAGACGATGCAGCCAATATTGATCGCCCACATTGCTGAGCACGTCGCGTTGTTGTATCGCCAGCGGATGGAAGCCAGCATCAACATGCCACTCCCACCATTGCCCAACCTCAGAGATCCGAAGTTCGCTTTGAAAGACATCGATCCAGAGATGGACATGCTCATATCGCAACGCGCAGCCCAAGTGGTCGCTGCAGCTCCCCAGATGCAACCGATCAAAGCTCTGCAAGCTGCAGGGCAACAAGGCGGTCAACAGAATCCTTTGGAATACGCCAAGCAGCTCGCACAGCTGGAGGCTCAGGCTCTTCAACAGCGCACTCAATCCGAGATTGCCGCAGACCAAGCCAAAGCAAGATCAGACATCGAGATCGATCAAGCCAAGGCTCGCCAGAACATGGACATCCAAGCTGCCAAGGTTCAAGCAGAGTTGGAGGCCAAAGTTCAAAAGCTCCAAGCAGAGTTGCAGCTTGAGCGAGAAAAGAATGCAGCAAAAATCCAGATGGAGGCTATGAAAAGTGGACTTTAACGGCAACATTTTGCCCATGGGTCCAATTGACCCAACCAAGTTTTCTGGCCAAACAGCTGTCGCAGGAGCACCACCCAATGCGGTTTCTCCTCCCAGTCCCGCAGCACCTGCGGCAGACCCGATGATGGAATATTTGAAAAACAAGGTCGAAGAGATCCGAGCAAGAGCCCAAGGACCAAACATGGGTGCGCTGGAGTCTTTCATGTCCGGAATGCCGAAAGGAGATCAGCGTGGCGTATGATCCAGAGCAATTTTTAAGAGGTGTCAGAGAACCATTCTCTCGGCAAAACAACTTTTTAGATGCTGGCCAGTATTTGGTTGCTGGCAATGTTCCTGCAGCAAAACCCTCTGTTGTTCCGGATCAATCAACTATGGAACCACCATCTATGGTTGATCCAAACCCTCCTGCATCCGTGCCAACACAATCCGCTGTGAATAACGCTGCCATCCCAAGAGTCGAAGCAAGCGTCTCAAATCTTGTTGGCGATCTGGAGGCTGGAACTGCCCAGCTTGAGTCTTTCGATACGCTCCAAGAGAGAGATGGTGATTTTGTTGAGGGTGCATTGGGCAAAAACAACCTTCCAACTTTCAGCAACATCAGAACAGCCATTGATGCGGTTGGGGTTGGCCAACCGATAAACCTAGGTCGTCGCCAAGATTCCCGCAGGTACAACGTAGCAGCCATTGACGCAGGAGGTTATGGCGCACCACCAGCTGAGGAGTCTTTTGAGCCAGATCCTGGAAAGTATCTCAGCTTGAAAGATCGTAGGGATGGTGGGGGTCCTGGATATGCTGGAGATGTTTATGGCATTGGTGGTGGCCGCAGAGCAGATGAGGACAGGGACGGTTACATCACTTTCGCAGAAAACGAAAAGAATCCACTCGATCAAAACTTCTTGACAGGGATGTCCAATGCAGCTTATCAGCTTGGCCAGTCCGTTGGGTCTGCCACATCTAATCTTTTCGGACGGTCTTTCGACGAAGATGATTATCAAGGTCCAGCAGCCCCAATCAACGATCAGGTCGAAATAGGAGGTGTGAGGTATAACACCAAAAGCGATGACAGTGCATATTCCGCTCCAGCAGACCCAAAAGGCAATGATGGCGGGTTCATTAGCTTTATGGACAGGTTTGATGGTGGTGGTCCTGGAGAGAGTCGCGCACAAGAAATAGAGCGTGGCGGTGGAGATGGTGGATTTTCCAGAGTCATTTGCACAGAGCTTTATAAGCAAGGCAAGCTGGACATGGATCTTTATCGGATGGACATCGTGTACACAGCCAAGAGACTTTCCCCGATCACAGTTCGTGGTTACCATCATTGGGCAGTGCCGATGGTCGTGCGGATGCGGTCTTCAACGTCTCTGAGCAACCTTTTCGAATACCTCACAGTGGCAAGAGCCAAAGAGATAGCTCGCATTGTCAAGCCTGAGTCGCACAAGCGCACACTTTCAGGATTCCTAATCAAGAACATTGGCGAGGCGATTTGTTTCTCCATTGGCCTGTTCGTCGGGCAAAAAGACTGGTCTGTCCTTTATAATGGAGAAGCAAATAATGGATAATTTAGGTACGATGTCTGACCTTGAGCTTATGCAGGCTTTCCTGCGAGCCAACACTGACATGACAGCAGAGGCTCCCCCAGAGTTGACGGCAAGAGTGCAAGAAATAATCGCTGGCGGTGCACTCAGTGACATGGAACGTATGAATCTTGAGGCAATGGTTTCTGCGATGCCTACTGAAGCTGCCACCAGCATGGCCGCAGATCAAAAGATGTACGACAACATTCGCGCCCAACAAGAAGCTGACTTTGCGGAGCGGACACGCATGGGGCCAAGTGGTTCAATGAGCGATGCTGAAGTTGCTCGGATGCGCCCAAAGCTCCGGCCCAGCGGCTCCGGCTCCACTAGCGACATTGAAGCTCAACAATATAGAGACATGATGAAATAGGAGGCCACCATGGCTGAAGTCAACGTAGAAAACATGGAAGAAAATGCGGAGCTTTTTGCAGAAAAGATGGGCTTTCCGCATGATGCTGAAGGTCTTGAGCTTTCGGACGATCAGCTTGTTAACTTTCTTTTGCTTTGCCACCAGATGCAATATGGCATGATGGAAGAGGAAGAGGAATATGAGGAAGGCGACATGAAAGTCAAAGTCATGAAGATAGGTGATGGCGACGTTCATGAGATGATGAACCAGATTCTCGGAGGGCATTAGTGCCTGTCCGCAAAGTCAAAGGAGGCTATCGCTGGGGCAAGTCTGGCAAAGTCTACAAGACTAGGGCTGAAGCCGAAAGGCAAGGTCGCGCAATAAGAGCTGCTGGCTACAGAGGCAAAAACTGATGGCAAAAAAGAAGGACGCTTGCTACAAAAAAGTAAAAGCACGCTACACTCGCAAAGGCGGCACGTGGCCTTCGGCGTATGGGTCTGGTGCTCTTGTCAAGTGTCGGAAGGTTGGTGCCAAAAACTGGGGTAAGAAAAGTGCCAAAAAAAAGTAGCACCAGCGGTGGCCTCAGGGAGTGGTTCAGCCAGAACAAAGGCAAAGGCTGGGTAGATTGCAAGACTGGCAAGCCATGCGGCAGGAAGTCCAGAACCAAAAGCAAACGAGGATATCCCGCCTGTCGGCCAACAATGGCGCAATGCAAAAGCAAGTCAGCCAAAGCAGCAGCCAAGCGCAAAACATCCAAGAAGCGTGTGAGCTGGAAAGGGAAGAAAAGTGGCAAAAAAAGCAGTTGATGCCCCAAAAGGATTCCATTGGATGAAGTCTGGCAAAGGTTTCAAGCTGATGAAAGGCGAATACAAACCCCACAAGGGTGCGGTCAGAAAGGCATCATTCGACGTGCAGAAAGTCCACAAGTGAGTGGTTCATGTTTTCGCATTGATGCTTTACCTTGGCCAAGAAAGAAAGTTGGTGAGTGAAGACATGCACTTTTGGAGAGTTGAAGATTGCAACTATTATGCTCGGGAGTTGGTCCGGAGGTATGGCGAATATTACCCAAAGGACATTGCCACAGCATATTGCGTCCCAAAGCTAATTGATCCAGAACAACAGAGGGTTTATTGATGGCAACCTACAAAGGCAAAAAGGTGACGCTGAACAAGCCTCGCAGGATCGGCAAGGGTGAGACGAGCTACGGCAAAAAGAAGTCTGTGGTTTACGTCAAGGATGGCGACAGAGTCAAGCGTGTAACATTCGGCGACCCAAACATGCGAATCAAGAAAAACCAAAAAGGCCGCAGGAGCAACTTCCGGTCTCGTCACAACTGCGATAATCCTGGACCAAAAACAAAAGCAAGATACTGGTCTTGCAGGGCATGGTGATATGTCAGCTTTAAGTAGGCTTGGAGTAAAAACAGTCGAGGGTGTTGCTGACTTTTTGTCTAGTTTTTCAGACAAAGTGTTTTATCATGGATCATTAAGTCCAGATATTGAAGAATTCAAACAATCAGGAGAATTCTTTCACTTTGGAACACCAGAAGCAGCTTACGAACGCCTGAGAGATTTGAGATCGGTTCAGGACCAAGGCAGATCCAGTGATATGGTTGGATCCATTTATCCTGTTAGGTTAAAAGCAGAAAGACCACTAACTTTAAAAGAAAATACTTATGCTGGCTCCCTTTCTTCTTGGGATGCAAACAATATTTGGGATAGAATTTCTTCAGAAATTGGGATCAGCGGTGCAACCCCACCAAATAAAAATAACAAGCAACTTGCTGTATCGAAATATGGAATTTCAAGCGATGAGCTTAACACAGCAAAAGTCACCAAAAAATATGAAAAGCCAGACGGAAAAACTTTCACTGATAACAGATATTTTGCAGAAAATTTCCAATTTAATGGAGTTCCATTCGGCGAAGCAGATGAAATTTATCCAGGAGGCAAAGACCGCTGGATAATTGATTTTTTAAATTCAAAAGGGTTCGACAGCATTCAATATGTGAACAAAGGCGAAGATCCAGGATCTATGAGCACAATAGTTTTAGAGCCAAACCAAATTCGTTCGCAATTTGCAAATTTTGACCCAGCACAAGCCAAGTCAGGCAAAATACTCGCTTCTGTGCCGTTGGCTGCTGGTGCATTGAGCTCATTATCCACAGGAGAACAAGATGAGTAGATCCTCCATTAAAAAAGTAGCCAATGCAGAGATTCGTGCGGCGAAGAGCTTTCTAGAAAAGCGCAAGATCAAAAAGATCAGTCCACGCAAGTTCGCCATGGCAGCCAAGGAGCTTGACAAAGGTTTCCAAGAGACGCTACAAATACTCACGCAACAACTTTCCGGAGGGCAAGTCTGATGGCAGATCCACTTAGAGAATACGTTGAACCATCCAGCATATTCGCAGATCGTGAAAAGCTCCCACCACAGAAGTTTGGCGACGACAACTATGAGAACATGGTGAATTACATCATGCGCCAAGGCACCATAGCCCCGACTAAAATTGGTCGTTCAAATGAGATGTCGGAAATTCCTGGAGAGTCATTTTCAGAAGTTTATTCCAAAGGGGGGAGCCCATCAGAAATTTACGATGCTTTCAGAGAAGGTTATTTGAGGCCGTCTGATGTTCCTGAGGAAAGCTGGAGACAGAAATCTCAAAATTCTATTGCGAGTGCCGCAGAATATCTTGGCATGAACCCATATGAGGCTCGCAAGTTCGCTGGAAATTTGACAGGCGACGCGAATCAAAGCATTGCGGAAGGCTTTGGCGTTGCAGACATCACTCCTGCCGGATTGGTTTTCGCAGCTAATGAAGCCTACAGAGACTTGGGAACAGCTGAAAGCAAATTAGATGCTTTAGCTGGGGTTGTTGGTGGTGCATTCTCTGTAGCTGAAGCATTCCCTTTGACCAAAGCGATGACTCGTCCAGCTCTAGCTTGGTTGAAGTCTATCACTTCAAAGGCTGCAGTCCCACGCAGCGAAAAGGTTGACGCAATCGTCGCAGCTGACAAAGTTCAAGACAACTTGGACGAGATGATCACAGGCGAAGTCCCAACTCAACAATACGACGATGATGGTGTTTTGGGCAACCTGCCTGATCCAACAACAGTGAATCGCAGAGAAGTGATGGGTGGTTTGTCTGCTTTGGGTGTAACAGCCGCAGCCCCATCGGTGATGAAGATTGTTGATGATATTCCACTTCCAGTCAAGGCAGCTGTTGAGAGAGTCCCACCACCTTCAGAGCTTGCAGCTTTATCAGAAGGTGTTAGGAAAACTCGCAGCTTTAATGACCTAGTAAATGACGTTGTTGAAGAGTATGATGTCAGCCCGAGGGAGGCTGCTGATATGGCTCTTGAAAGCATTCAAGGGATTGATGAAGTTTTTGATAGCTTAGTTGACGAGGGTGACAACATTAAGAATTGGCTTGATAGTGACGAGGCAGGTCTGGACAATTATTTCGAGAAGTTCGGAACCCAAGCACCAACAGGTTATGAGGATGATGCATATTACGTAATTGAAGAGTTGATGGGTGAGCCTTATTTCATGACTAAAGATGAAGTTGGCGAATGGTTTAAAAAAGAAGGAATCATTGACTGATGGGAACGACATCAAGAATAGTTACTAATTTTTTAAAGTCCGTAATTGACAAAGGCGATACAGATGTCGGCCGCAGAGGATTCCTGACAGGAGCTGTTGCAGCTCCAATTGTAGGAGCCATAAGTCAAATTCCTGCTGGCAAAATTGCCTCAGGTGCTTTGCCAGATGCTTCTTCATTGGCGAGAGAGTCTGCTGAAGAGGTTGCTGAATCACTTTCTGAAGTCACTTCATCTTTTTTTAAAAATATGGACCAAGAATTAGAATTTGGAGCAGAAGCATATAGAGCTGTCACAGGGAAAAACGTCACCCCACAAGAGCTTCTTGAGAGAGACATGGCTGAATATCTGTATTTTCAAGAAAATGATATGAATCCTGGCATGGTCGAATTTGCAACAGAAAAAATGGGAGAAGTCCCAGTTCATTCAGCTTTGGAGGATGTTGCCGAGATTGCTGAAGAGAGTCCTGAGTTTTTAGGGACACTTCAGAAATACATGGGACAGGCTGATGTTTATGAATATGGATCTCAATATGGTGATGAAATAACACCTAGACTTTTTATGGCAGAGAATCCAGAAAAATTGTTCCCGATGCATAAACCAACATATCAAGTTCCTTCTCCTCCCAATGATTATAACCCTGCAGACGTTGCAGAGTGGATAGAATCAAAAGGAATACGAGAAACACAATATTACAAAGATTTAGTTAAAGCTGGAGATTCTGAATGATGCCCTCACTCTCCAGAGCGATTGTTGACTTCTGGAGAAGAGGAGGATAAACAATGAACAGGTCGTCTTTCCCGTCACTTATATCCAAAGGAGGATCCAAAATGAAACATGGGATGAAGAAGAAAACTATGAAGAAAAAGAAGAAAGGGTACTA